GTCGGCGATCGCCTCCACCAGCTTGCCGCCCAAGCTCTTCGCCGCCGACACCACCGCACTGGGCAGGCTCCCCAGACCACGGCCCAGGTCGGCCAGCTTGTCCAGGATCAGGTCGCCGAGGTCACCGAGCCCGTCCAGGAGCTTCTCTCCGATCGCCTTCCCGGCTTTCAACGCGAGCCCGCCGATGATGCGGGGGAGATCCGCGACCGTGTCGACGAGCGCGCCGACCGCTTTCTGCGCGTGCTCCCACGCCTTCCCCCAGTCGCCCCGGAGGATCGCCGCGATCGTCTTGATCATCTCCGACACGAGCTTGGCCATGTTCTTGAAGTGGTGGATCAGCTCCTTGATGACGGGGCCGACCGCTTTCAACACGCTCTCGATGGCGGGCCCGATGTCCTTCCACGCCTTCTCGAGCTCCTCGATCGCTTTGACGCCGAGCTCGGCCAGCTTCGCCAGCACCGGCAGCAGCTTCTTCCCGATCTTCTCCTGCAAGTTCTCAACGGCGATCGAGAAGCGTTCCTGGGCGCCGGCGGCGGTCTTCCCGTACTTCTCAGCGGAGCCGGCGAACTTCTTCTGGGCGGCCTCTAGCGCCTTCGTCGCCGTCGCCGCCTCATCCTGCCGCTTCGCGTTCTCCCGCCAGATCCCGATCTGGCGTTGCATCGCCGGCGTCAGCTTCCCGTCCGCCTCCCGCGTCAGCTCCTGGATCTTCGTCTTCAGCGCGTCCTGCGCCGCCGTGATCTTCGGCACGTCCACGCCGAGACGTTTCAACGCGGTCGCGTTCCCGAGCATCGCTTTCTCGACCGCCTTCGCCGCCGTCTCGAGGTTGATGTTGCGGCCGCGGGCGATGTCCGCCGCGAGGTTCATCCCTTCGAGGCTCTTGGTGACGTCGCCGGTGGAACGCACGATCTTCGCGAACGCGTCCGACAGGTCCTCGTCGTCGATCGCGGCCAGCTTCGACGTCTTCTCGATCGCCGCGTCGATCGCCTTCCCGTGCTCCTTGTACGAGGTGCCGGCCCCCTTGAGCGCCTGCTCCAGCCGGGCCTGCGCCTTCTCCGCCTCCTTCGCCGCGGCGACAGAATCGAGCAGCCCCTTGGTGAGCAGGGCGACGCCACCTGCGGCGGCACCAATCGCGCCGGCTTTCGCGAGCCCGCCGAGCTTCTTCCCGAACCCCTCCGTCTTGCCGGCCGCCCGGTCGAGGGAACGTTCGAAGTCGCGGGTGTCGCCGACGATCTCGACGCTGATCGTGCGAGCCATCTACTTCACCCGTGTCTTGCCTTCGAGCGCGTAGCTGTCATCGACGAGCGCGTCCCACTCGCGTCGTGTGAGGCGTCCCATGTCCCACGGTTTCAGGTGGTAGATTCGGGCGAGCCCGGGTGTCCAGAGGCTTCGGGGGCCTCGGTCGACGAGCTGCCGCTGCCGCCGTTGTCGGGGGGTGAGTCCGACGTAGGGTCCGCTCCGCCCTCGACCTCGACGATCTGGCCGACCTTCATGCGTCCGGCGTCCTCCACCGTGAACGCCGGGTCTTCCCGGTGCTTCACCAGCCACACGGTCCCCCGCAACGCGCCAGAAGTGCCGTGGTGCGTGAACAACCGTTCGATCTCGCCGAGCTCGTCCAGCGTCCAGTCGTCCTTGTCGGGAACCTCGTAGGTCTTCCCGTCGATCACCAGCTGGCCCAGCATTCGTGTTTCCCTCCTATCCGTCGAGGATGTCCGCGACCTTGTCCAACGCGTCCTCGAACGCCTCGACCACCTCGTTTTCCTTCTCTGCCATCGCGGGCAGCAGCGCCCGCCGCATTTGCAGCGCCCCGTAGTCGCCGCGGTTCCCCGTCGTCCGCTTCCTGCGCTGCTCGACACTGACGCCGCGGGTGCGTACCGCCACCCGGAACCCGGCGGCGGAGCCGGCATCGATCGGGGCGAACCTGCCCGCCGCCTCGCGCCGGACGATCTCCCCGACCTGCTTGTAGACGCCCCGAACCTCACCCTTGGTTTCCCGTTCGGCTTTGTTGCAGGCCCGGGCGAACTCCTTGTAGCCGCGTACCCGGACAGTCGGTTGCGCCACTACGAGGTCGCGTAGACGATCGCCGAACCGGCGGACGGCTTGAACGTCACCGACGTCTGCGACGCATCCCCGACCGCACCGCTCAACGCCGAATACTCGTACGGGGCGCACGTGACCGTGATCGCCGGGTTCACCGTCGAAGTCGCCGCGGTCGTCGGCTTGATCACCAGCGCCGCACCAGCCGCGCTCCCCACCAGCGCCTGGAGCGTCTGATGCACCTCGCCGGCGGCGAAGTCCTGGTAGAAGTTGAGGGTGATCTCGTCGTCTCGGAGCCCCGGCGTGAACGTACGCGCCGATGCCCCCATCGCCGTGATCTCAACCTGATCGTACGACTGGTTGACCTCCACCGACTCGACATGGTCGGACAGGTCGACCGAGTTGTAAGTGACGCTCACATTCGTGAGCACAGTGATGGCCATCTGCTAGCTGCTCCATTCCCGACCGGTCCATGCGGCGGCCTCCCCGCCGGGGCTTGTGAGTTCGATGTGCAAAAGTCCAGTTGGCTAGGTGCGTCCGTCCGCGTGAACCTCGACGGTCCACTGGGCGGCGAGGTAGGCGGCGTTCAGACCGGCCCGCTCATACGCTGAGTAGCCGACGCAGCGAGTCACCCGGCAGTCCATCGCGACCCCGCCAAGCGTCCGGTCAGCCTCGACAGCGGCTTTGACGCTCGAGCCGCCGGCGGACGCGATGAACCCGTCGAGCCTATCCTGGGCGCCACGATCGGTAACCGTTCCCGCCAGCGCCCACACCAGGAACGTCCACAGGTCGAGCCCGCGGGCCATCGCCCTGTCGTACTGGACGCCCTCGACCGGGTCGGGTTCCACCCACAGCGACGGCGGGGTGGGGTTCGCGAGAACGTGCGCGCTCACCTGGCACCCGGGGATAGCGGCGAGGTTCCCGCGGATCCCCTCGCGGAGCTCTGTCATTGTTGCCATCAGACAACCAGCCGCCGGTACGGATCGATCAGGGTTGCGACGTCGGGGTCGAACCGGGCGATCCTTACCGCGCCGGCGTCGATCCCGAACGCGGCGATCCCGAACGGTGCCTCGCTCGCGCGCTTCAGCAGCCGGCTGGCGAGGATCGTGGTGGCCTCGGCGATCGCGGCCGGCGTGGCCGCCCACCCGAACTTCCCGGTGATCTTCACCTCGCGCAGGTACCCGCGGAAGTACGCGCTGCTGTTCGGGTTGGTCGTCGCGCGTGTCCACGGGACACCGTCCGCGGACGCGTTCGTCGGTTCCAAGAAGAACTGTGTGAGATGCGTCCACGTTTCGTATGTGCCGTCGCCGTCAGTGTCGACCTCGAACGTGGTCAATGTCGCGAGGTCGTCGAACACGACGAGACGACCGGATGCCGGCGGGTAGTACCTGACCTGGTTCGCGTCGCTGTCCGCGTAGAACCGGCGGTTGCAGGCGTCGTCGATCGCCCGTGAGGCTGCGGTGATCGCGAGCTCGGCCTGCTCGTCCTTGTACGTGGTGCCTTCGAGGTCGCTGGTGGTTTTCCACTCCTCTAGCGTTATGTAGTCGGTCATTTGTTCGTCCCGGGGTCAACCGGGGTGGCCGCCGGTCGATCGGCCACCCCGGTCATGCTGGCCGCTGTCACTCGGCGGCCTTCCTTTTCGACGCGCGCTTCGCGGGAGGCTGCCCTTCGGCGCCGAGCTCGCGGAGGCGCTTGTCGATCTGCGCGACCCGGTCGGTGAGCCCGCGTGCCTCGCAGCCGCGGCGTTCCTCGATCAGCCCGGCGATGGTGGCTTTCCGTTCCTCGTTCGTCACTGGTTCCTCCCTTGCGGTGCGAGGGGAAACCCGGTGCTGGCGGTTTCCCCTCGCGTGCGTGAAGCCGCCTAGAAGGTCGGGGCTGCCAATCCGGAGCCCTTGATGATCGAGACGCTCTTCGAGAACCGGTCGCTCGCGAACGCCGAGTAGGCGAACAGGAGCAGCCGGACGGTGAGCGTTCCGGAGCCGACCTCGGGGTAGACGCGCACCTGCAGCGGGCCTTCCCAGAGGTGCATGTCGCTGGTGCGGACGACGTAGACCTCGTCCTCGTTCGTCGACCCGCCCTCCGAGTACGTCGTGACGATGTTGCTGTCGCTGACGACACGGAGGCCGGACACGTTGATGATCTGCCCGACGTCCTGCTGGCCGGCCGCCTGGTTGAGCGCGCCCACCTGGAACAGCGGGAACGTCGACGACAGGTTGCTGGCGAGCCACGCTGCGCGGCGCGGGTGCATCACGATCACCTGTGCCGGCGCGTGCCGGTTGGTGGCGATCTGCTGGATCGCGTCGTACAACTTCGGGGTCAGCTCGGCCGCGGTCGGAGTCGCGTCCGTGTACGTCACGGTGTTCGGTGACGCGACCGCACGGATACCGAGGTGCTGCCCGTTCGACCCTGTGCCGGACAGCAGCTGCGTGTCGAGGTACATGTCGTAGGCGGCCCGCAGGTCGTTGAACACGATCTGGTCGATGCCGGGGTCGGAGCGGTCGAACAGCTGCTGTGACACGTCCTGCATGCCGGCGATCGTGCGAACGCTGACGGTCAGGTTCGAGTCGACGATGTTCGTCTCCGCCGGCGCGGTTGAGTTCTCCGTCTGCGACACGATCACCGTGGTGCCGGTGGTGATCCGGGGGATCGTCATCGACATGCCCGCGGTGGGGAGCGTCGACGACGGGAGCGTGTCCGCGAACGGCCGGGACTCGCGGGCGAACTCGGCGTACATGTCGCCGAGGTAGATCGGCGGGACGAACCCTCCGCCGGCGGTGCTCGCCGTGGAGATGTCGCGCTTCTCCAGCTCGGCCTTCGCGAGCTTGTTGTTCCGTTCGAGCCGTTCGCCGGCGATCGAGTCGTGGTTGCGGGTGACCGCGACCACGTCCGCGAAGAACGACAGGTTCGGGTCGTTGCGCCGGTAGACGGGGTCGGCGCCAAGGTCGACGCGCTTCCGCTGCTCGGTCTCGGCCTTGTCGGTGTCCTCGTCGCCGGGGACGAGGCTGCGGGCCTTGTGGATCGCGACGAGCCGCTCGAGCGTCTCGGCCCACCGTTCGGCGTCCGCCTTGTACTTCTCGAACAGCGCCAGGTGGAACTCTCGCTCCTCGTCGGGTGTGTCGTCGGGGAGCGCCTGGATCTTGGCGTCCTGCTCGTCCATCCGTTCGATCGCGGCGGCGTGCTCCTTGCGCGCCTCTTCGATCTGGGTTGTGACCTTCACTTCAGTAGCTCCTTCAGTGCGAGGAGGTGCCGCTCGCGCATCTCCCTGACCCCTGCGCGACTGGTCGCGCGGAGGTCGTGGATGCTCGGCGGCGTGGTCTCCTCACCCACCGGCTCGGCCGGTGCGATGCGGTGCTCGGCGGCGTCCCCTTCGGGCGGCTCCACCGTTGCTTCCTCGTCAGCCTGCGGCTCGACGAGTTCGGCCCCTCCGGGGAGGCGGCCAGTCCTTGTGGCGTAGTCGACAGCGCGTTCGCGCGCGACCTGAGAGTCCGTCTGCGGGTAGGCGCCCATCGCTGTGACGGTGACGTCGAACAGCTCGCCGACCTCGAGGATCGTCCGCTCGACCTGCTCGTCGTCGCCTTCCCCGGTGATCCGCCACTCGTCCTGGGCGACGGTGAACGCGAACGACGCCTGGTCGATGTCGCCGCGTTCCAGGAGGACACGGAGGTCGGCTGCGTAACTGGTGGGAGCGACACGCGCCCAGTAGTGGAGTCCGCGCGGGTCGATCCGGAGCTCGAGCGTCTTGTTGGTGGTGCGCGCGAGTACGTACCGGGTGTCGTGGTCCCACAGCAGCCATGTGTCCGGGTTGCGGCTGAGGACGTCGTCGAACGCGGCCGCAGCGATCTTCTCCCGGAACCCGCCGAGGTCGAGTGACCACTGGTCGAACACGGCCGCGTGGCCGCGTACCGTGAACTGGCCCTCGCCGGCGCCGCTGGCGCGGACCTCGTCGGTGACGATCTTCAGCTCGCGCCGCTCGGTGTCGCCGAACACGCCGTAGCGGCGCTCGAACAGATCGCGGGCAGCCGGAAGCCCCGGCTCGCTGGCCGGCCTGTTGATCGAAGTCATGTGTCTTCTCCTAGGTCGGGTGCCCGTTGAGAGCGAGCGCGCGGGCTCCGTCCGCGTCCGCGGGCTCATCCGTTGTGGGCAACGGATCGGGGTTGGGTGCCCCTCCGACCGGAGTGATCTGCGGAATTTCGCCGAGCCCGTCGGGCAGCGGCGGTCGGCCGTTGTCGGCGCGGGCCTCGTCGGGCAGCAGGGTGCCCGCCTGGATCTGCCTGTGCTGCACGTCCGCCCGTGTGAGCGGGCTCGCGAACATCAACGGGTCAGCCTTGAAGTCAGGGTACGGGTCAGGCTTCTGCGGGAACAGGTCGGGGTCGGCGTGCAACCCGCTCGCGATCCGCGCGAGCCTGGGCGGAATCTGGAACGCGAGGAACCGGTCAACAGCCTGCACGTCGTTCGACTCGAACTGGGCGCCACCGATCAGGATCGGCTCGACGTCCATGATCCGGCCGATGTCCTCGACGCTGAAGTTCTTCGCTTCGATGAACTGGGCGTCGCGGAGGTTGAGCGCGATCGTTTCGATTTGGGCGCCGCCGCCGATCACGT